CCCGTATGCTCCTCCAGACATTGCTCAGCGTAGTCTTCATCCCGGTCGTTATCGTCGTAACTGCCGTTCGGATCGATTTCCACACGGTGCTGACGTTGGTTTTAATAACTGTCCCGACAGTTGATACGGTCTGCTTTACCGCATTCCAGGCAGTAGAAAACACCTGTCGGATGCTGTTTAAGGTGGATGTCAGGAATGATTTGATCGCGTTCCAGGTTGTCTGGATCACAGTCTTCAGCTTACTGACAACTGTAGAGACAACAGTTCTGATCGCAGTCCAGACTGTCGTGAAGGTATTCCGGAGCCTGGTCAGGATCGGTGTCAGGATGGTAACGATTGTGTTCCACACGGATTTGATTGTTGCTTTGATGGCATTAAGGGCTGTCGATACAGTCGTTTTGATCTTCTGCCAGGCCGTTTTGAGCGTGGTTCCGAAGTTCTCCCAGATGAACTGCCACGGGATAGTCAGGATCGTAAAAGCCGCGGAAAGCAGCTCTTTTATGAAGAGGATCCCGACCTGTACTACGCTCTTGATTGTCTCCCATACAGTCGTCACGGTCCCGGAGATCGTATTCCAAACGGAGGACATCGTGGTCTGGATCGCTATCATTGCACCTGTAATCGTGGTCTTAATGGACTCCCAGGTGGTCACAAAGAAGTTTCTTATCCCAGTAAGGACAGTAGTGACCGTCGTAGTAATGCCCGTCCAAATATTCGTAAAGAATGTAGTGATTCCGTTCCAGATGCCCTCAAAGAAGGTCTTGATCCCGGTCCACACCTGGTTCCAGCTGGTGCCAAACCAGGACAGGACTGCATCAGTGACACCCTTGATCGTCTTTATAGCTGTGGAGAACACACCCTGGATGCCCGTCCATATGGAGGAGAATACTGTTTTGACGCCAGTCCATGCCTGACCCCAGTTCCCGGTGAACACTCCGATGAACACGTCGAGTAGTCCTGTGATCACACCCAGAACTGTCTCCAGGACTGTTGCAATCGTGGCAAAGGTGCATTCAAACACTGGTGCCAGGACACTGCACAACCCGTTCCAGATCTTTTTGATCGTTTCTGAGACGCTAGAGAAGCTGATCCCCAGGGCCGAAAGCCGCTGCTTTACGCCATCCACAAAGCTACTGACTGCTGTCCTGATCCGCTGCCAGGTCCCGATGATAGCCTCCCGGAAACCGTCGTTAGTCTTCCAGAGATGAGTGAAAGCAGCAACCAGGACTCCCACGACTGCGACTACCGCAAGGACCGGTGCGGAAACACCGCCGAGTGCTGCCCCGATCTTCCCAAGGATCCCGTGTGCTCCGGACACAGCGACCTTCAGCTTTCCAAATGCTCCGGCCAGCTTAACAAAGCCCTGCATGGCAATACCAATCTTCGATATGCATGTCCCCAGGATCACCAAGAAAGGGCCCAGGGCGGCAATGAAAAGCCCCACCTTCAGGATCGCGTTCCGCTGAGACTCGGACATGCCGTTCAGTTTGTCGACAAATCCTTGGACCGCCGTCACGATCCTCCGGATGGTAGGCATCAACATATCTCCAAAAGAAATGGCCAGCTCCTCCAACTGAGATTTCAGTATGGTGAGCTGACCATTTAAGTTGTCCTGCATGACGGCGGCCATCTTTTCTGCCGTGCCATTATATCCATCAATCTCATCCGAGCAGGTGGAGATCGCGTTTTCCAGTTTCTCAATATCTGCCGGCGCCGCGTTCATCAGAGCGAGGAACCCGGACATGGCGTTCTTTCCGACCAGGGACTCTGCCGCCGCTGCTTTCTCTGATTCCGTCATCTTGGAGAAGGCCCCCCGGCAATCAGCCAGAATATCACTAAGGTTCCTCATAGATCCATCGGCATTAGCTGTCTGGATCGTCACATCACCGAGAGCTTTGCCAGAGAGCTTCAGCTCTCCCTGGAGCTTTGTCATGATGGTCCTGAGGGCTGTACCTGCAGACGAGGACTTGATTCCTGCATTGGCCATGAGGCCGATTGCCTCAGCAGTATCCTCAGCAGAGTAGCCGAGAGCTCCAGCAATAGGGGCACAGTACTTGAAGGTCTCACCCATCATGGAGACGTTCGTATTTGCATTAGAGGATGCTGCCGCGAGGATATCCGCGAAGTGGCTGGAATCCTTGGCTGTGAGGCCAAAGGCTGTCAGCGCATCCGTCACGATGTCAGATGTAGTCGCCAGATCCTCACCCGAGGCTGCAGCCAGGTTCATAACTCCTTCGATGCCTTCCAGCATGTCATTAGTCTTCCAGCCGGCCATGGCCATGTAGTTCATTCCATCAGCAGCCTCTGAAGCCGAGAACTTGGTCTTGGATCCCATCTCGCGGGCCTTATTGCGGAGAGCATCGAGGTCATCTCCGGTGGCGCCGGAAACAGCTGCCACCTTGCTCATGGAAGAATCGAAATCAGCTGAGGTCTTTACCGCGGCCGCGCCAAGCCCAGCTACTGCTGCAGAGGCGGGCATAACTGCCTTTCCTGCGCCTGTGATAGCGTCTCCTGCCTTCTCGAACTTCTTTCCTGTCTCATCGATCTGGGCCAGAACACTATTTGTATTGGACGCCTCCTGCTGCAGACGCTTCAGCTCTTCCTCCGTTTCGATGATCTCACGCTGGAGGGCATCGTACTTGTCCTGACCAAGTGTCCCGTTCTCCAGCTGCTGCTTAGCCTGCTCCTGGGCCGACTTCAGAGCATCCAGTTTCTCTTTCGTCGAGGAGATGGCATCCTTCAGGAGCTTCTGTTTCTGTGTGACGAGGTTGGTATTGGTGGGATCAAGCTTCAGGAGCTTGTTGACGTCCTTCAGGGATGTCTGCGTAGTCCTGATCGTGGAGTTAACACTCTTCAAGGCTTTATCCAGACCTGTTGTATCACCTCCGATTTCGACGGTTATTCCCTTTATCCTGCTGCCTGCCATGATCCTCACCTCCCTTCAGAGCAAAAGAAAAGAGCCGGGGATTAACCGACTCCTTTATCTACATCTCTTTCTTTTGTGTTTTGTTTGCGAATAGTCTTTCTCAGAAAGCCTCTAACACTTTAAATATCTTCAATTAATCCACCAGAATCTATTGCATTTGCTTTTTTCTGGTAAATACTTTCTAATGCTTGCCCTATTCTAGAATTCTCTTTAAACAATTGTACCACAACATATTTATGCTCCCGATTATACCCGACCAGCATCAGATAATCATTCTCTACTTTCCAAACTGTTGCAGTATTGATTAATTTCATACCGGTAATTATGCCGTCTTCATCATCCACGTAGCCAAAGGCCACTGAATCACCATATTTTGTACTTACACATTTGCATAAATCCGCATATAATACTTCAAAGCTTGAATACTCTTCAGAATACCATGTGAAAATACTATTAGATTCGTCAGTGCGAAAATAGCCAGACACCCCGAATTCATTGCAAGGTTCATTATCGATCCTCTTATTAAAAGGAGGTTGTACAGACTTTATAGTATCAAACACATCTTTTAAACTATCATCAAAACTGAGTTTTTCCTTAATATCATTGTACTGTTCTTCTTTTGGAGATGCTAAATTGATATCAACATACGAGCTACCACTATAGTAAAAGGCGATGGCATTATCAATTGATTGCTTCAATGATTCCCATTGGTCCCTTTTTACTATTAAATCAATTTTATTATTATCACTTGTAATTGTTTTTTCTTGTTCACTATTTTGCTGAATTGATGCTATTGCACGTGCAACTTCATTAGCAGGTTTAATAAAGTATAATAAGTTTGTGAACCCCGGATACTTTTCTTCCTGATATAATAATTCGTTAAACCCATTCACTAAATCAGTATCCAAATTGAGATCTGATGAAATCTTCATAGACTCACCCGTAAACTGAATGGCATTGTACCAGTCAATTGTTTTAGCCATAGTTTTGGCAACTAGTGTTGCTTGGCTGTCTGAAACACTCCAGTCGTTTTCATTAAGTGCATAATTGTCAAGTTGCTTTACTTCAAGTGAATTTCTTCCACAAGAGCTCATGCATAATACAGTAAGCAAAAGAATACATAAAGCTTTTACTTTTTGCACAATTCGGCCTCCTCATTTAATTCTAAAGCATTTATTATTTTGCCAACAAATTCTTGATGCTATGGTAAGATTATCAATTCCACATGTTGCCACAATTATCACATTTATATCTCTTTCCAATTTTTTGTGAATGTACTCCCCAGAAAGCCACTGACATTTTCTTGTCATCCCACGTTGCAGAGCGCACTTTGTAGTGTCCACAATGTGGGCAGGGTTTTGCAATATAGGGATTCCATGATTCAGGTGATTTGTTTTCTGCTAGATATTTTTCGATTTTAATTTCTTCTGCTCTTTTTGCCCGGTCTTTTTGATATTGCTCAATATTTCTTTCAACATTCAAATAATATTTATATAAGTTCTTTTCCTTACTTGACCAATCGCAAATTCCGTAAATAAAACATATTAGTGAAATAGCCATAATCACTATGAATGATGCAGGTAACGAAAAGTCTCCAGACTCAGTCTGGCTTAGTAAATGAAATATTGATGCAACACCAATTATTAAAAATACTAATAGTCCTGCCATGCAAAGATTTCCTGGTTCAGGTCTTTTATAATTAGTGCATTTCACTCCTTTCTTTGCTGCATTATTAGTTAGTAATTCTATAAATCTTTCACCGCCGTTTGCCAACACAACTAAATCGCCTATTTTTTCATTTGCTTTAGACCTGTCAAACGCGTCTATGACGTACGTCTCGTTTTTATCTTTATTCACCACTTTCGAGATGTTAATTAAAGACAACGTACTAAAAAGAAATTGTTTATTGTTAAACTCAATGTATTCCTCTGTTACGCGTATTTCTCCCATATTATGTCTGCCTTCTTTTATGTAT